GTTCTAATCTTACCAGAGTCTTGTGCTCGTCTTGATACTTGGTCCATAAGTTGTTTAACAAAAGGTACACGAGTATGATATTGTTTTAATAATTTTTCTGCTGACTCTTTCATTAATCCTAGTTCAGCCATTAATTTATTTTTACCCATTCCATACATCAAACCTAAGTTAATAGTTTTAGCTTGTGTTCGTGGTATGTCAGCCATTTTAGCTACCATTCCGTGGAAGTCTGCATCTCCTTTTTTATATTCATCTACAATGTCCTGTACACCTTCTAATCTTTGTAGTGCTGCGTAGTGAACTAAAAGTCTAGGTTCTTGTTGATTGTAATCAAAGCAAGCCCAGTGACAACCGTCTTCAGGAATAAAGATAGATCTAATTAAAGGTCCTAGTTCTTTATTACGTGCAGGAATCTGTTGTAAGTTTGGATTAGACATACTGAATCTTCCGGTAATAGTGCCACCTTGATCAGATCTAATTTGATTTATGTCGGCGTGTATTCTTCCTTTATATTCAAACTTCATAATCGAATCTATAAAAGTAGAATGTGCTTTATTAACTTCTCTTGCTTTTGAAATAGCTTTAGCTAATGGATGTGGGTGACTTGATAAAAAGTTTTTAGTAAAACTAGGTGCACCTTTTTCTGTTCGGTCATAAGGTAAATCAACCTTATCAAATGCTTTTGCTACACTTGCAGCTGCCATAATTTGTACATCAAAGCCAGCAATATCTTTAATTTCTTTTAAAATTTGTTCTTCCTCTTTAACTAATTTTAGTTTAATATTTTGTGCTTTTTCTACATCAACTCTTACACCTCTAAATTTCATATCAACTAAACAAGGAAATAATTTTGTTTCTACTTCAAAAATATTCCAAAGATCTTGATTAGTTAATTCTAATTTCATTCGTTGCCAAAGTTTTAAAGTTACTTCAGCATCTCGCTCTGCATAATTACCAACTGACATTGCAGGTAGTCTCCACATTTCATTTTTTGCATCAACTCCCCATTCTTTTGCAGACTCTTGTAGTTCAGCTTCGTTCTTACCAAAGCCAACATATTCTTTTGCTAAAGAATCTAAACTGTATCTTAATCTATTTTCATTAACCAACGATGCAGCAATCATTGTATCTACAATCTGTCCCTTGATAGTTAAACCTAAAGCTCTTAACCAACATACGTCGTACATTGCATTATGAAATATCTTTACAGAAGGTGTTTTAAGTACATCTTGAATCCATCTAATAACGAGGTTTTTGTCCATATTACCACCACCCTCGTGTCCTATAGGAAAATAGCCAGACCAGCCCTCTACGGCCACCGCAAAGCCCACTACGTGGCCTTTTCCGACTATACTACCAGAACCCATCTTAATTAGGTCCGGATCATACGTCTCTAAGTCTATGGCAATCTCTCTAGCTTCAGCTAAATTAGGAAGTTCATCAGGTGGAGTCCACTCCGTCTGTGGTTTAAATAAAGGGATTTGCATTATTCGTAATCTCTTTCAAGAATCATTTCAAGATAGTGAATAGCTTTCTTTATATCTTCAGCACCGTTTTTATTCTGGTGTCTACAAATGTACTTAATAGCGTTTCCCTCGCAGAAAAGTAACCTATTTTCATTTATAAAATAAGCAGGTTCAACTGCCATCTTATAATGTTTTCCACCAACTTGTTTTTCAAGTGATGAATATTTAATTTCTTTAAACATACTTTTATCGGTCATAATATGAAAGCCCTTTCAAAATTTTTAGGTTCAACAATATGCAATTCATTTTTTACTCTGGTTGTTGCCACATAAAACAATCTTCTAGTTTCATCCGGGTTCTTTTCATTACTTATCGTTGCTGCTTTTGTTAGATCAGAGATAATTAGAACATTATCACGTTCACCACCTTTAGCTGCGTGTATGGTAGATAATTGAATACGAGGTTCTTTATTTATTTGCTCACCTTTTGCTAACATATTTCTAATATAGTTCTCTTCAATGGTAGAAATTTTTTGAAAAGTTTCGTACCACATTCCTACCTTTATCAGACCGTGAGACTTTTTGCAATCCTCTATTGTATACTTCTCGTCAGATCGTAATGTTTTAGCTTGATGAAATCCTGGTGCTACTGAAGGTCCTAAGAAACTATAGATGTTTTTAATTTCTAAAAAAGATAACAGACCGCCCTTTCTCCACTCTTCCCAATTATTGATTGCAAGAAGTAACTCCAAAGGTATTGAGTTTTTACCTTTGTGTGTATAATACCAGCCCTGTAATTCGCACAAATCTTTAACGTCTTCTAAGAAGAAGTGTGAAGTAGCTAAAACAAGCCATTTTCCTTTTGACATATCGACTTGTGTTATGTCAGTATAATACTTTAATACACCTTTGTCTTCTCTTGGTTTGTATTGTTTTTCATATCTATTCTGTACGTTATTAATAATACGTTGTGATAACTCGTGTATAGGTCCGCCAGGAATTCTATAAGATTGATTTAAAGTTTTAACCTTATCAACTTGATCTTTCAAAGATACAAAGTGACTAATATCTGCACCTGCCCATTCAAAAATAGCTTGGTCGTCATCTCCTGCAATGTAAGTTTTTTCTGATTTGTTCCACATCGATTTAACCATCTGCCATTGTATGAAAGATAAATCTTGTGCTTCATCTATAAATAGTACTTTAAACTTTGGTGATAAATCTTTTTTAGTAAACTCAATGATAAGATCTGTAAAATCTTTCATCTTCTTTTGTTCTTTAAATTTTTTTAATTCTTTGTCTAATAAAATTAAAGTGTCTCTTTCAATATCAAGTGTATGTAAGTTCTTATCGTATTCTTCTAATAAAGAAATACCTCTTACTCTAGCATTATTAATAATTCTTAAGTAAGGACTGTCTGCGTTGAAGATTCCATCTTCATCAGAATATTCTGCGTATTTAATTGGTATACCAAACTTTTCTCCAAACTCTCTGTAGTCTGATTTACCCATCATTACTTCTTTATTAACTCCAAGAAGTCTAAAAGCCAATGAATGTAAAGTCCTAAAATAAATTAATTCTTTATCTGCATCTAAATTAAATCTAGTGGCTGCTCTATCAATAGCTTCTTTTGCTGCCTTTCTTGTAAAAGAAAAATAACCTATCTCTTTGGGTCGTACTCCACTTCTTAAAAATTCATCAACTAAGTCTAGTAAGGTTGTTGTCTTACCGGTACCAGGTGGTCCTAATATAATCGTTTTCATATATGTAAATATATCCAAAGCGCTGTAAATAAAACCAGCGTAAGTAATTCCATTCTACCAATCATTAGAAATGTTCTTCTTGATATTTTATTTCAGGTGCAGATGTTTCAGGTTTTTTCATAGTTCTAATTTGTATGACTCTAATACTATGACTACCTATTCTCATTCTTGGTTCACCTTCAAAGAACTCTGATTGTTTAATTAAATTTCCTGTTTCAATTTTATTCTTTTCCCAATTATTTCGTTTAGCAAAATTATAAAAGTCATCTAATCTAAAATATGTAAATACCTTGTCATCATCTGTCCACGCCATACGATTTAAAATATCTTCTTTTCTTCTTGCCATTGCTCTATTGGTTGTAAAGTCTAATATTAAATTTGATAGTTGTGTATTTTTATCTAACGATTCTAATGGTGCAATGACTTCAGGTGGCATCAAAGGTTTTAAAAATACTTGTCGCCAGTCTTGTGCTTTCATTGTTGGTATGATTAAATTTGATTGATCTAGACACGCTTTAGCAAACTCAACTTGAGAATAAAGTTGTTCTGTATTTAATTCTATTCTTTTACCATCAACATCTAAAAACCATTGAGGTGGTTTAGAATCTATTTTAGTTAAGTTTTGTAATATAGGCATTTGTTCTTCATCATAACCAACACCAAATTTTTTAAGTCTACATAAAGCAGGTTTGCATTTACTTTTAATAGGTTCGTCTTTGCATTTGTATTTATCATATCCTTTCTTCATTAATGATTTTATAACACCTTGTACTTCATCTGATTTTAAAGGTGGGTTCATATGTTTTACATTTGCTTCTTCTAATAAATCTTTCCATTTATCTGGGTCTACTTTTTTATAAAATACTCCTATGTTGAATAATGCATTGTTTCTACCGCCTTCACCAAAACCTTCTAAGGCTAGTTTATTTAAACAAGGTGGTCCTTGTTCAAATGCTTCTTGTACTTTTGGTTTCTCTAATTTTATACTTATAACTTCATCTTCAGTACACGCACAATCTTCATAGAATTCAAAAAATGATTTTAAGTTTAATGCGTTTGCTTCATAGTCATATGCGTATCGTAAACTTTTATCTCCATTGTGATAAGGTAAGTTTAAGAAGTTACCTGTATCTCCACGTTCCACGAGTATTTCTGTTTGTTTAGGGAATATCTCTGAGTCTTCATAACCAAGTACCGTTGCTATTTCTTTTAATTTAGTTTGCATCAGTGCTGCTGATATAAATGTTTTAGTAAATAAAAATACGTGCGCACCGCCTGACTTTGATCTAAACACAATCAAAGGTAATTTTAATTGTTTGATTTGTTCTATAAGTTCTTTGTGATTTAAATTGTAAACGTCAATGTCTATACATCCCCACTTACATTGATTATTTTTGTTAATGGGTATGATACCTAACGCAGGTTCCTTACCATCTAAATGGTCTTGCCATAACTGATCTATAACTGGTTTTCTTTGAATGAAAGCTTTACCACCTTGCTTACCATTCGTTCCACGATCCCCTTTTATATATTGACCGTACGCGCTATCTAGTCCTTCAAATATTTTTTTAAATTCTTCTGTCATTTGTTAAGGGGCCTTTGCAGGCCCCTCCTCTATTAATTAAAAGGGAGTTTTGCTTTCGCCCTTCTCTTCTTCACCGTATGCTTGCACGCCATCTTTGTTAACTTCGTTAGCAAACTTTTTAGAATCTAAGTAAAGCTGTTTATCAGCATCACTTAAAATTCTATCTTGCTCAACTGTCCATCCATACCAAGAACCTTTGTCATTCTTTTGTAGAATAGATCTAAGTTTATACATAGCTCCGTGCATTGGAATTCTACGAGATTTACCTTCCAAAAGTATTTGGGTGTTCTTCATCATAGCGTTCCATTTTCTACTTACGTTCAACTGTGTTGACTTCATCGTAATCAGAGCTGGTGCAAGACCTCCTGATTTTGTTTCAGCCATCACACAATACACAGCGGTTTCTTCGACGTAGTTACCGTTAGGCAATCTAATCTTTCCACCTTCTCTTTTTCCTGTGTTGATTATTGAACTACCAGGTTGGTGTACCGCAACTGGAGCACCAGGACCTTCGCCTCTGTCTCTCCATTCAGGATACTCCTTTTTGTAGTAGCAAGGTATAACTGATATACCTTTTGCTCCGTCAAACAATTCACTAGAGACTGTGTTGTATATCATACCTGGTTTTGCACCTTCGACATACTTAGAGTCTCCTGGAGTTATTTGCGGAGATAGTTGACCCAGTACTCTGATAAAAGGTAATGACATATCTTCATTACTCATATTTTCAAAGCCTTTGTCCAAGTCATCTTTAAACAAAGTTAAAGATGATTTTGCTTTTTCATTAGCCATTATTTCATTAGCCATTGTTCATTCTCCATTATTTAGTTCGGCCGATTTTTGTTTGATCTTTTATAAACAAGTTAAAAAGATCTGAGGGCATATCTAGGCCTTTTTCAATACGCTCTCTATACAGGGCCTTCAAGACCATCGGCTCTACTTTTTGTTTTTGAGTAGGCTGATAGCCTTGATCGGCCGCAAGGTCAAGAAGCGATCTCGCCTTGTCATCTTCGTTAACGCCAAAGGAAACGCTTACTTCATTTTTAATAAGATCTCCTAAGCCGTTGTCTCGAAGCCAGTTATACGCTGATTCTATTTGTTCTTTATTTACGGTACAAAAATAACTTGTATTTATTGTTACCGAACTACCATCAGCAAGTTTAATTTGTTTTAAACCTTGTTCTTCCATTAACTGCGGAATAACTACAGAGCTAATATTCTCTGCTTGTTTTTTTAATTTTTTTAATTCTTCTTCTTTTGCTTCAATAGCATCTTCTACTTTTTTAAGATTAATGCATTGTTCAGCAATGTCAGTTGATTCTAAATTATCAACTAAGTCCTGACTGTCTTCTGCCATTAATTTACTTATCTCACTCATTTTAGATCTCCTTTCTGATATAGATCAAATTCTATAGGATAGTATTTATACTCTCTTCTATCCCATTTCAATAGTTTAAATTGTCCATTTGTTTGATTACTTATGATTGCACAAGAGACTCCAATAATTGCAGGGTCACCGGTTAACAATACATAATCTTGTGGTCTATAATCCTGTAAATTTTTTCTCATTTTAAATACGTAAGGACCAGGACTAAATATAATTTGATCTAGTTGTGGTGTACATAAAACAAGATAACCAAAATCAGATGCACTTAATATATTTATATTTGCAGGTGGTTGTTGTAATACATACACAAAATCTTCTTTAGGATTTTCACGTTTAAAACGTAAAAATTCTTGTAAGCTTTCTTCTTTGTATAGTTTAAATATTTTAGTTTTCATTTCTTAATTCTTGACAAACAATATAGTAGCATCTATATAATTGTCAAGAAAGAAAATGATTAAATATTATAAATTTAAGACTAAACCATATAAACATCAAATTGAGTCATTAGAACGATCATTTGATAAAAAGAATTTTGCATACTTTATGGAAATGGGCACTGGTAAATCTAAGGTCCTTATTGATAATATAGCTATGTTATATGACAAAGGTTATATTGATGGTGCTTTAATTGTAGCGCCTAAAGGTGTATATAAAAACTGGTTAACATCAGAAGTACCTACTCATTTACCTGATCATATTCAAAAAGAAGTTGTGCTTTGGAATACATCTACGTCAGAAAAAAATATAAAAGAATTATCTAAAGTATTTAAACCAGAAATTAAACTTCACATCTTACTAATGAACGTAGAAGCATTTAGTACAAAGAAAGGTTTAGAGTTTGCATACAAGTTTGTTAACTCGCACAAAACTTTGATGGCTGTAGATGAATCTACAACTATTAAAAATCCTAAAGCCATTAGAACTAAATCAATTGTGCAAGTAGGTAAGAATGCTAAATACAAAAGAATCTTAACTGGTTCACCTATTACTAAATCACCATTAGATTTATATATGCAATGTTATTTTCTTGATTCTGATTTACTTGGGTTTGATTCTTATTATGCTTTTAGATCTAGGTATGCACAAATGGTTAGTAGAAATTTTGGTGGTCGTCAGGTTCAAATCATAGGTAGTTATAGAAGATTAGATGAACTGTCACAAAAAGTAGAACCTTTTTCACACAGAGTTTTAAAAGAAGATTGTTTAGATTTACCTCCTAAAGTTTATACAAAAAGAATGGTTGAGCTTACACCAGAACAAACTAAAATGTATGTCACTATGAAAAAACTTGCGTTAGCAGAAATGAATGGCAAAGTTTCTACAGCACCTCACGTATTAACTCAAATTATGCGACTACATCAAATTACTTGTGGTCACTTTAAATCTGATGATGGTACTATTCAAGAAGTTAAAAGTAATCGTATTAATGAATTATTATCTGTATTGGATGAGATAGAAGGTAAAGCTATTATCTGGGCTAACTATATTTATGATGTAGAAAAAATAGTTAAAGCAATTCAAGAAGAATACGGTGAAGATTCTGTTGTTGGTTATTACGGTAAAACAACTAGTGACGAACGATCTAAAAATATAGAATCATTTCAAAACAATAAAAAGGTTAGGTTTTTTGTTGGTAACCCACAAACAGGTGGTTATGGAATTACTTTAACTCAAGCTAACACTGTAATTTATTATTCTAATGGTTACGATTTAGAAAAAAGATTACAATCAGAAGACAGAGCGCATAGAATAGGACAA